ACGAAGTAACGAATCGTAGAGTCGATAAATTTTCCTTCTTAATAAACTTTTATTAACGTTTTTTTTTTTTTGTTCAGATTTTAATACCGACATTTGCCCCTGTCAAAATTAACACCGCTGGAGCGGTCCGGTGAGTCTCGGTTATTGGCTCGAATGAACAACGGGCTTTTTTTATGCCCGAGAAGTGCTTGTTTAATACAAGGCGGTTGCCTTTCCCTAAACTTATAACCCGATCTTCGGACGGTTTGCGGTGTTAATTTTGACGAATTAGGGGAAATGGTAACCGCCTTTCCCATGTAAAATAGTCAAAATTAACACCGTTATGGAAAAAGAATTTCAACCCGGCACAAGCTACGTGCCTTCGTTCCGTACTGGTAGCACGGACGTAAACACGATCCAACATCGTTATTTTCAGGAACTGGAAAAAGATTGTTCCGTAAATTCGGCTTCTGATGCCTATTACTTATCTGCTATCGCCTGGTTCTGTCTAACCTTTATTTTTCCACCGGCCGTCGTTGGTGCAGTCATTTGTGTGTGTCGTGCCAAAAAAGTAAAGAAAGGAGGCCGAAAATGACATCTTATTTTATAGAGCTTAACGAGTATAAGCCACAAAATCGAAAATGTACTGAAATGGCAGAGTTTGCAAACCAATTTGGTAGTACGCTTTGCCCTGATAAAATTTCCTTTGATGCTTTTAAAACTGAACTGGAAGCAAAAGTAAAGGAGTTGAACGAGAAATACCCTAAAACAATGCCGCTGAAGATATCTTCCGGTAGCGGGTTTATTCACATAGACCAGGACACTAAAACACATAATAACGGCTGTGACAAGCCGGTAGCCTATTTTTTCATTTACCGGGTTAAAAGAATATATAGGTTTTCAGAACGTCCCCAGATAGAACAGAAAGGAGGTGCCAAATGAATACAAATAATCCTGATATCCTATTTTTCGTTAGACGTGAATACGGTGCGCCTTCCATTGAATTAAGAGCATATAAGGTGGAGAAGGCAAACGAAGAATTTGCTTTCCTCGAACTTGAACGTTTACGGTTGGTTGTTTTTTCCGGTGATTTTCAGTCTGTATCACTTCATCACGAGTACGGTAAAAACAACTGTTTGTATAATAGTGCTAATAATATACCGGATTTGATGAAAGACATGAAGAGGTGGCAGTTATCACCCATTGACAGACGTAATTACGAACGGTTTAGAAAAGTCGCCCTCGGAATATACCGGCAGGCCGGAATAATTGATTTCACTACCTTAGAGACTACACCGATTAAAAACGTCTAAAGAAAGAATTATTATGAAAGATATAGAAGTAAACGGCGCACATATCACAGATGAAAGTGCCGAAATATTGAAACAGTGGCAAGTTAAGACGGAACCGGTTTCCGCTTGTTACATACGGGTAATAGAGGAAACTATCGACGATTTGACCGATGAAGGGGGTGAACCGCTTTCCGCTGAAAAAATAGTAGAAAGAATCAGAACTTTACGCATGATGAAGAAAGACATCGAAAAGTTGTCTAATCCTTAATATTAATTTTAATATACCGGCTGAAAAGGCAGCCGTTGGGTTTAAGTCCCAGGTTAGGGTTTGTTTGTGCCGGGGTGGTTCCCGGCACTCTTTTTTATGTCCTTTTCGTCGGTGTCCGTTCTTCCCACCTTTGCAGTAACCAATTATTCAAGTTATGAAAATAGGAACAGACAAATGGAAGCATTTCGGAATTAATTACGCTATATGTGCCCTGTTGGGTGATTATGGTGTTCCCTTTGCCCTGGGTGTTTCACTGGGTAAGGAATACGGGGATGAAATGTCACCCTGTAATAAATGGGACTGGAAGGATATTCTGGCAGACCTGGCCGGGATCGTGGCGGGTTATTTGACGCATGTATGTATCGTCCGGATTATAATGTAAAATTTTCAACTCTATCAATATGACGGAAACGATAATTACAGCGATTATTACGGCTCTTTGTACGGGTGGCCTGACCTGGTTATTCACCCTCCGATATACCCGTAAACAGGCGGAAGCTGACGCCATGAAGTCAGTACAGGAGGTTTACCAGGGACTGATCGAAGACATGAAGAATGACCGTAAAGAATTGAAACAGCGGATCGACGATGTAGAGAACCAGTACCGGGAACTCCAGCAGAAATGTAACGAAATGGAAAAGGATATCAGGCAGAACGCCCGTGTAATGGATATTATGAAGCCATTCCTTTGCGGGGTGAAAAATTGCCTGAACCGTAAATCAATCACTTTTGATACTACTAATAATTAACGACCTAATAAACATGAAACATGGAATCATACACTTACTTATTTTTATTTGTTTTGCAGCTTGTTTTTACGGTTGTCGTTCTCCTCGCTCTGCTACACGAAAAACGACTACAGAAGCAACTGGAGAAGAAAAACAAACAACTACTGACGGAGTTATTGAACTTGCGCGGAGAGATTCGAGCAATGAGGTCCACGTACTTAACGTTTACCGGAAAGATAGTACGCATATCCGTATCAACTACGACAGCCTCGGAAGAATTAAAGAAATTGATTTCAGTAACCGAAAAACTGAAAAAAGAACTGGAAAGAATCAAAACAGTTCCTTCCAGGATCATAAAGAAACTTCCAGTCATCAGGAAACAGCCGTTACCCGTAAATCCGACGTTAAGCAACAAAGTCAGGAAAAAGAAAAGACTGCAAACGGGTGTAGCCTATGGACGTTCCTAAAATTCATGTTTTTCTTTCTATCCTTCTGCCTGGTACATGATAACTGGGGCAGGATTAAAAATTTTATCCGCCGGCTATGGAAAAAATAAACCTTTATGTAGCGGTAGAACAGATGAAGCGAATTACCATTTCCGGGGGAACTTTTTCTATCAAGTTCCGGAAATGGAACCGGCAGACGCGGGACGGCGGCGACATGGTGATACTCACGGCCGCCCGTTTGAGGAAAAAGGCGACGGATGAAAACATCGAAAATTCAAGCTATAAACTATTCCTGACGGACACCACAACGGGCCGACCGCTGAATTGCTGGGAATGCCTGGTAATGGAGTTCAACGGGAAAAGAATAACTATTTAAGATATGGAAATAAGACGAAGTGGCAACTTTGGAATTATAGATACCGGCAGTGATAAGGGGCTGATCTCTTTTTCTATCGGTGGCCGCGGTAAAGGTTGGGAGCCCTCCAGCATCCAGTTGAACCGGCGGGGCGCCTTCTTTTCGCGTAAGATCAGCGTAAACGGCACCTTTATCGTTCCCATGGGTGACAATAACGACATGCCGGGGGAAGTCATGCGTTTACTGGATAAATTCTACGCCGGTGAAGGCATTATGGGCAAAATAGCCGGTTTGCAATGGGGAGAAGGCCCGCGTTTGTATGAGGATGCGATCGACGAAGAGAATAACCGCTTTTACCGGCGTTGGAAACTTGATCCGGAAATAACCGCCGACCTGGAGTCATGGGATTACACGACGGTTCTTCACCGCTCACTCGTGGACTTAACACACATGCAGGGCTTTTTTATAAAATTTGTCCGGAACCGTGCGCCGCGTGTGGGCAATCCCGGGCGTTTGGTACGGCTGGAACACATTCCCTACCAGAAGGCCCGTCTGGTATATCCGCCCGACGGCGAGGATGAACCGCAGGAAGTACTTGTGGGCGACTTTCCTTATCCTGATCCGGCTTATACTTACCGTTACCCGGTCTTTGATCCGGCCCACCCGTTCAAATATCCGGTTTCTGTCAAGTACTATAATATCTATTCCTTTTGCAAGGATTTCATGAGTACACCGCGTTTTCTGGGTGCGCTTGACTGGCTGGAACTTGCCGGCGGTCTGGCCGCTATCCTTATCGCCTATAACGAAAATGCTTCGGCTATTTCCCTGCACATCGAATCGCCGCAGTCTTACTGGGACCGTGCGGAAGCGCGTATTAAACAGGTTTGCGACCGTACGGGCGAGAAATACACGGCCCAGATGCTGGAAGATTTTAAAGACGAAGCCATGGAGAAATTCGCCTCCAACATTACAGGAAGGCAGAACGCCGGGAAATACATGCACACGACCAAATTCTGGAATCCGGAAGCGAATAACTTTGAGGGCTGGACGGTGGAACCGCTGGATAAGAAGATCAAGGATTATGTGGACGCCCAGATTAAGATATCCAACAAGGCGGACGCAGCCGCCACTTCCGGCTTCGGTCTTGATCCGGTACTTTCAAACCTGATTATAGAAAACAAGCTTTCTTCCGGATCGGAGAAGTTATACAGCCTGAAAGTGTATAACGCTTCCGAAACGGCTATTCCGGACATGATCCTTTGTAAGCCGTTACAGCAGTATATTAATGCCAATTTTCCGGGTACTACTACGAAAGTGGGGCTTTATCGTACCATAGTGGAAGCGGAACAGAACGTTTCACCCTCTAACCGTATGAAAGAAAATGCGTAGTCTGTTTTTTACACCGAAGGTGGAAGATGTGCCGGAAGAACCGGTAAGCGACCGGCAACCGGAAGAGAACCGGGCCGATAACACCCCGGACAAGCATATAAAGGCACGCCGGACGAAAAACGTTCATTTTGACCGGCGGATAAAATCGGAGCTGCACCTGGAAGAGTGTTTGCCCTGGCATTTTGAAAAAGGGGCGGCTTATCACTGTATCAGTCATGGGGACGTTGACAGTCTTACTTATCTTCGTGTGATCGTGAAGCAACAACCGGTGGAATATGTTCTAATTTCTACTTGGTGTATGGCAATTACCGATGTCAAGGAGGTGGAGAAATGGCTGGAGAGAAAAGATATAGGGCACGCGGATTTTTATGTAGGTGAAATCTTTCAAGGTTCCTACGCGGATGTTTATTTATACCTAAAGAATGTGGCGGAACGTTTCGGATCACGTGTCTGTATTTTCCGTAATCACTCTAAAGTAATGGCCGGTTTTGGTAACGCTTTTGATTTTGTAATAGAAAGCTCGGCCAATATAAACACCAATCCGCGAACGGAGCAGACCTGTATAACGATAGATACCGGGCTGGCCCGCTTTTATAAGGAGTTCTACGATGAAATAAACAATTTCACGAAAGATTTTGATAATTGGAAACCATATACTCTAAAAAGAGATCAAGCAAATGACGAAGTTATTTAATAAAAGCGGTGACGGGGCTGGTGAAATAGTCCGTGTCCTGGGCCTGATCGATGATGATCTTGATTTTACCAAGTGGGAACCTATCTTACCGCTGGGGATTCGGGATTTACAGGCTATCATCGGGGCGGAACCTATAGACGCGGTAGATAAGTATTACCGTGAAGATCATGCGGACGGCACGGAATCGGACGGCATGGCGGAAACTTTGCGGCTGATGCAGCAGGCGGTGGCGATGTTTACCTGGTTAAAGGTTATTCCCACTTTGGACGCACAACACGGAACGGCCGGACGTGGCAAACATCTTGGAGAGAATGAAACGGGCATGACCGCCTTACAGGAGTTCAAGGATGAAGAGAATATCCGGAACCTGGCTTATGAAGCCGTAGACGCGTTGGTGGAGCTACTGGATCGCGAAAAGTTTGATTTCTGGATGAACGGCATTAAGAAAAAGGCTATAAACCGGCTTCTTATCCAGAATAAGGAAACGTTCGATGAATATTATAATATCGGAAGTCACCGGCTTTTCCTGGTGCTTATTCCTATGATCCGGGAAGTCCAGGACGGGCAGATAATACCTGTTATCACCCGGAACCGTTATAATAAACTGATTGAAGGCGATACCGTTTTAACGGAGAAATTGCTGGAGTATGTACGCCGTCCGCTTGCACTTCTTACCATAAAAAAGGCCGTTGAACGTTTACCGGTGGAAGTTCTGCCCAGTGGAATCGTACAGGTACAACAGAGCACAACCGTACGGGATAAATTGCGGGCGGAAAAAGAGGCCCGGCAATCGGTTGCTAACAGTCTGGAGCAGGACGCGGCGGCTTACCTGGATGTATTGCAGGATATCATCCGTGAACTGGATGCAGAATCGGAAACGGTGGATTATTATGTACCGGGCGTTACCGTACAATCTAAGGGAATAACTTTTTAATGTCCGGACATGGAGAAGTTTACATATAATAGTAAGACGGTGGAGGTTCCTTCCTGCCTGGATGAAGTCAGCAGTGATCAGTACCGGCAGTTTCTTATATTGGCGGTACTAATGAACCGCGGTACGATCAGCCCCGGACAGTTTCGCGTAAAATGGCTTTCTTTTCTTCTGGGCATGAAAGCGGATTACACCATGTACCGGCGTGAGATCATCCGGGAGCTGGACGGCCAACTGGAAAAGCTGGACGGCTTTTTCTTTTATACGACCGGTAAGGAGGGCGAGCGGATCGTTACGCCCATTCTGAAAACCGGGCGTAACCTGATGCAGGATTTCGGGGGCTGGCATGGTGTCGGTGACATGTTGAACGGTCTTACTTTCGGTAACTTTTGTGATTGCCTGGATTTGTTGCAGCAAAGCAAACAGGCGGTGGCGGAAAAGGACGATCCGGCTATAAATGAAATCTTCCAGGATATCACGTTAAAGCTTTACCGGTACAAGGACCTGGAGAAGACGCCGGCCGTTCCTTCCTTGCTTGCCATTCATGCGGTAAATCTCTTTTCCGCCGTTTGGGAAATGGTTCTTTCCGGACCGGTTTATATTGGTGGTGAAGCTATCGACTTTCGGATATTGTTTCAGAAGCTGGCATCCGAGGACCGGAAGGCGGACGATAAAACCGGCTGGACCGGAATAGTCTTTGAAGTGGCGGCTTCCGGTGTGTTCGGTAATAAGAAGGAGGTGGACGATACGCCCTTCTGGGACGTATTGCTTTATCTGTATAAATGTAAGTTTGAGTATTTGCACCAAAAACGTAACAAGAAATGAGAACGACAACAGGAACAAAAAACAAGATTAAGCGATTTGAGGGGTTACGCTTGAAAGCGTATGTATGTGCCGCGGGAGTATGTACGATCGGTTACGGGCACACGGCCGGTGTAAAACCGGGTGATGTTATAACCGGGGCCCAGGCCGACGTCTTCTTTGAATCGGATATCCGGGCTGTAGAAAACCAGGTGAACGCGCTTCCCCTTCATCTGGGGCAGTACCAGTTTGACGCGGTAGTAAGCTTTTGCTTTAATGTAGGTATCGGAAAATTTAAGAAATCAACGCTTTATAAGAAGATCAGAGCGGATGCGTACGATTCATCCATACCGGCGGAGTTTAAAAAATGGATATACGGGGGCGGTAAGATTCTTCCGGGGCTTGTCACCCGCCGTGAATGGGAGGCGAAACGTTATCAGGGATTGACGATATGATAGATATAAAGGTTTACCGTGAATATTGGGAAGGCGTACAAAAACGTATTCCTGAAATAAAGAAGGTGCTGCCCGTTACCATTGACGAGGAAATGAGTAAGACGATACAGGGACTATCTAAAGGAGAATGTCCGGTGCTCTTTATTCTGATCCCGTCGGGAACGGGTGCCAGCCTTTCGGCTGATAATGTGAGGGAAAATAATTTATGCGTTATTTTCCTTATGAACAAGTACGATCCCCAACGTAAAGGAGCTTATGAGACTATCGAAGAGGTGCAGCCGGTTATGGAGCGTATTAAACAAATGCTGATAGAAGATTCTGCCACCGGTTGCCCTGTTACTAAGGAACTGGATTTAACCAGTCTTTCCACTCTTCCGGAATCCGGCTTCTACCGGACGTTTGCAGGGTGGAGCCTGGCTTTCTCATTTAAAACAAGATGATTATGGATGCTTTTGCGTGGTTCTGGTTAGCTGTTATAATATGTATTATTACAATAGGTGTAAATAGTACATTATGTACCTATTGGAGATATAAATATACCTCTGACAAGAAAAATGAAACTGTTAAGAACGAGTCCGGAGAAAGGCAGATTATTTCCGGATTCTCAAAAAATGAATAACTGAATGAGCGAGAATTTTAAAACGGATTTCTTTACCGACCGGATCGGGCGTGGAATACAGGACATATTTCAAGCCCAACTGGATATCGCTACCAAACGGATTTACCAGAAAGGTCGTGAACGTAAGAAAGTACAAGGAACTGGGGAGATCATACAAGGGCGGTCCGGCGCATTAATGGCCGCACTACAGAACCCGAATTATTCGGTCATTCCGGACGGCGAAGGGGTAATCGCCCGTTCTAACCTTCCATTATATACCCGCTTCCTGGATATGAAGAAACACGGTAATTACCAGATTTATAACCGGCAGATATACGGGATTCTATATCATGACACACTCGGGAAGGTTAAATATGAATATCAGGATTACGTGAGGGAAAGGGTAAAAGAAATGTTTACCAGTTCGCTAAAATAGGTAATAAAATTAATACCTAAATATTTGCAGGTAATGATTTTATTACCTATCTTTGTTTCAGTAACCAATAAAACAAAGTTTATGCCTGAAATTTGTAGATTTTTCGGTATTATTATATTCCTCTATTGGAAAGATCATAATCCGCCGCATATTCATTTTACTTATGGTGATTATGAATGTTCTATTAGCGTATTGGATCGGATTGTAGACGGTCAGGCTCCAGCTAAAGTTATCGCAAAAGTAAATGAGTGGATTAACTTGCATGAAGCAGAAATACTTTCCCTTTGGGAAAAGGCCCAAAAAGGGGAGAAAATAGATAAAATAGAACCATTAAAATAAACGCTTATGTTACGAGTTATAGATGTGGATTATATTAGGAATTACGAGCTTCTTGTTACTTTCAGTGACGGGAATAAAAAGATCGTGAATTTGGAACCTTATCTTACAGGTGAGGTTTTCGGGGAATTATTGGATAAGGAAAAATTTGTTCAATATGGTTTAACCCGTGCCACTATTGAATGGGCCAACGGTGCCGACCTTGCACCGGAGTTTTTATATGAAATTGGTATAGCTGCATAATTTTAGACCCTATGAATGATTGTTTAGCTATTCAAGATAAGAAAGAAGAAACTTTCTTATATCGGATTTTTATTTCTCACCCGGAACTAAATGCTTCTGCGGTGGCTCGACGTATGGGAATAAGTCAAAGCCTTATGTCTCAATATATAAGTGGAATAAAAAAGCCCTCACAAGAACGGGAGGCCCTAATAGTAAATACTATTAAAGATATCGGTAAAGAACTAACGATGATTGTATGACATACGAAGATATTTTATTTCTCATCAGTTTTTTCCTGGTAATAGCTTTTTTCGTAGGATGTAAGCATAAACCGGCTACTTTATCCGGGTGGCTTGCTTTTGCCTTTCTTTCCTTTATCGTGACGCCTCTTATATCAGTACCTTTAACCTGGTACGTTTGCCGGATGCTTGATCGAGCAACAATTAAGGATAAAGGATATTTTGATCCTTCGGATTTTACATTTAAGAGATAAAGTACTTTCTTCTTAGTATAATAAGCCTGTAGAATGGTTCTACGGGCTTTTTTTATGTCCTTTTCCGCCACTTTATACCAGGATAATTTTGCCTTATAAAATTTACTCTTATGGCAAAATTAAAACCTGACTATATCGAATGGGTGTTAACCCTGAACGCCTCCGATGCGCAAAAGGAAATACATAATCTTTCAGAAAAGAACAAGGAGCTCCGGGATAGTAATAAGGAGATAAAAAAGGCTATGACCGATTTAATCGCCACTGGGAAAGCTGGTGGTAAACAATGGAAAAGGCTTGATGAACAACTGAAAGAAAATAATAAGACGATCGGCGAGAATAACAAGAAGATTGCCGAATGTGAGAAACGGCTGGATAAAACCACCATGAGTGCCAACCAGTTGGCAAGGAAGGCGAACTCCTTGCGGAAAGAGCTTCGCGATACGGTGAAATCCTTGCAGCCGGAAAAATATGCCGCCCTGGAGAAGGAACTGAAAGAAGTTGAAAAAGCGTACGGTCAGGCCACGAAAAAGGCGGAAGGTTTCGGCGGTTCCCTTCTTTCCCTGAATAAAATGAAAACAGTTCTGGCCGGTGTATTTGTCACTATCGGCGCAATGATAACCGGGCAAATTGTCGGGGGGCTAAGGGATGCGATCAGTACTATTATAGAGTTCGAGAAGAAAAATAGTACTTTGGCGGCTATCCTGGGAACCACGAAAAAGAGTATCAAAGATTTAACGGATGAAGCACGCCGGCTGGGTGCCACTACTTCTTATACGGCTGCACAGGTAACGGAACTTCAGATAGAGCTTGCCAAACTGGGATTTTTCAAAGAGGATATTAAAGCGATGACGCCTTCCGTGTTGAAATTCGCTAAGGCGGTGGACACGGATCTTGCCTCGGCTGCCACGCTTGCCGGTGCAACATTGCGTATTTTCAACCTTGATGCGGAAGATACGGAACGGGCTGTTTCTACTATGACTATGGGATGTAACGCATCCGCTTTAAGCTTCGAGTACTTAAATACGGCAATGTCTATTGTTGGGCCGGTTGCTAATTCTTTCGGATTCACGATCGAGGAAACGACCGCCCTTTTGGGGGCTTTGGCAAACAGCGGTTTCGACGCTTCATCGGCAGCGACGGCAACACGTAATATTTTGCTTAACCTGGCTGACGGTAGCGGTAAACTTGCACTTGCCCTTGGTGGTCCTGTAGATAACTTAGAAGACCTTGTAAAGGGGCTGAAAAAGCTGAACAGTGAAGGAATAGACCTTAATAAGGCACTGGATTTAACGGATAAACGTTCGGTTGCCGCATTTAATACCTTTTTAAATGGTACTGATACCGTTTTAAATCTCCGTGATGCAGTAACAGGAGCCGAAGAGGGATTTAATGCCATGGCGGAAGAAATGGGTGATAATGTACAAGGTTCCCTCAATACATTAAGTTCAACTATCGAAGGGGTAGTTTTACGTTTCTATGAATCAAAGGGTATTCTTCGGGATTTAATAGACCTTGTTACGCTTATGGTGGAAGGTGTGGGAGGTATGATTGACATGTTTAATAAATGGGGTGTTGTCACTTATACCGTTACCGCCTATTTGGTTTCTTATTATGGAGGACTGAAAATCGCTACCATGTGGCACGCCCGTTTTAAAACGGCGACCCTTGCTTCGGTCGTTGCAGAGAAAGCGCACGCAGTACAGCTTTATATCAGCCGGGCGGCTACTCTGACTTATGCAGCAGCCCAGGCACTATTACACAAGAATACTACCAGATGTACCGCTGCCCTTCGGTTAATGAGGATCGAACTTTTGAAGAATCCATATACGGCCCTGCTCGCATTACTCGTGGCAGCCGGGGTGGCTATTTACCAGCTTGCAAAGAAGACGGAACAGGCTTCGGCAGCAATGAAGGCCCACCAGGAAGTTGTAAAGAAAGTGAATGAAGAGTATTCCAGCCAGGAGGCAAAAATAAAAACTCTTGTAGCTGCTATCAATGACGAAAATCTTTCCAACTACACCCGTAAGCAAAGGCTCGCTGAATTAAAAGAACTGATACCGGATTATAATGCGGAATTGAATGAAGAAGGCAGGCTCATTAATAACAATAAAGAGGCTATAGATCAATATTTGGTTTCCTTGGAAAAACAAATTAAGTTGAAGGCTTACCAGGAGGAACTGGAAGAATTGTACAGGAAAAAAAGGAACCTTGAAAGCCAGGAAGCAGAACAAAGCGACGCTTACTGGGACACTCGCCAGCAAAATACACTGTCAGGATATAACCGGAACAGCCTTACTGCTAAAATAAGCCGTTTATTTGGTACGGAAAAAGAGGCTAACCAGCTGAAAGCCCTACAGACAACACAGAAGGATTTGGCCGGTATAGAATCAGCTATCGCCCAGATCAATAATGATATATTAAAAACAGAGGCGACGGCCACTTCATTAACCGGGACCAATAAAGAAAATATAAATACTGAAACATCCCTCATAAAGAAACTGGAGGCGGAAAAGAAAAAGGTCCAGGAGCAGTGGGCGGAAGACAGCGAAGCGAATATCGCCAAAAAGAACAAGGAAATAGAACGTATCGACGCCGAAATAAAACGTTTGAATGAATTAGGTAAAGTCAAAAAGAAAGCGGAAGCCGGGGAGTATAAAAATACGGAAACGGACGCTACATTAAAACCGCTGGAGATCGAGCATGAAAAACGTATGCTTCTAATCAAACAGAATCGGGAGAAGGAAAATAAGACGGAAGCCCGGTACATTCTCGAAGGGACAGCGGAAAATCTTCGCTATTACCGGGAACGTATCGACGCACTCCAGAAGCTGGAAGCAAAGACCCCGGCCAAAAAGAAGAAGTTACTCGATGAAATCCACAAGCTCGAAACGGAAGCCCAGGCTGCTATTTTTACGGAAACTGGTAAGCAGGAAGACGCCCGTATAAAACAGGTACAGGAGAAACGGGACGAACGGATAAAGATTGAAACCGCCTATTACAATGTCCAGAAGGACACTATGGAAAAAGCGGTATTAAACCAGAGTATAACGCAGGAAGCAGCCGACGCCTATATGCTGGAAGTTGAACAGGCACATACGGCGGAACTTCTGGAGATAAACCGTACCTATCTGGATGATGTAAACGCCCTGGAGATCACCAGCAGACAAAAGCGTATAGATACCGTTACGGAAGCGGCCGACGCCGTACGTGAAACCGAGATGCAACTATTACGTGACCGGGCGGCCATTGCTCAAAAAGTACGTGAAATAACTTCCGTTCCGGTAGGAATAACCGGTATGCAGGAAATACACCGGAAGCAGGTTCAGGATGTAGAAACGACTTATAATGCTATAATTGAGATAGCGAGACAGGCGGGAATTTCTACCGTTGGTTTGGAGAAACAGAAACAGCAGGAAATTAGCCAGCTTGAATTTGAATACCAGAATAGTTTATACCAGATTCAATCCCAGATCGGTGTATCATGGGCGCAGGAATACCAGAATGAACTGGCCCTGTTAAAGAATCTGCACGATCAGGAATTAATAGACGAAAAGACATACCAGCGTAAAAAACTGCAAATGCAGATGAATAACGCTAAAAAATACTTTGACTATTATTCCGGCCTTTCCTCTTCCATGGTGGAAGCTATTCAGCAGGCCGAAATCGACCAGGTGGAAGCAAAATACGATGTTCTCATACAAGAAGCCGAAAACAACGGGGAAGATACTGCCGCTCTGGAAGAAGAGAAGGAAAATAAGAAACTGGAGATTCAAAAGAAGTATGCGGATGTAAACTTTGCTATCAAGTGTTCCCAGATCATAGCAGATACAGCCGTTTCGATTATGAAGGCGTACGCGGACTTAGGACCGATCGCCGGAACCGTTGCTGCAGCAATGCTTGCGGCTACTGGTGTGGCCCAGCTTGCATCGGCCAAAGCAGAACGGGACAGAATTAAAAACATGTCCCTGAAAAACACTACCGGCAGCAAGACCGCCACGGCCGAACGTGTTGTTTCCGGTTCTTCCAGTGGTGGATATTCGGAAGGTGGTTACACCGGTCCGGGTGGACGCTATGAAGTGGCCGGCGTAGTTCATAAGGGGGAATATGTGGTACCACAGCCGGAAATGAATAATCCTAAAGTAATCGACGCTGTTAGCACTATCGAAGCGATCAGGCGGCAGCGTACCAATGCGAACCCGTTGCCACAGAATCCGGGTGAATATGCGGAAGGCGGTTACGTTACCTCTTCTGCGGGGGATTCTTCCTACCGGGAGTTCCTGGAAGCGGCAAAGGAACTTCGCGCCTCCTGTGAGGCTATCAAATTGATAAAGGCCTATATCGTTTATCAGGATTTGGAGAAGGCCAAAGAAACTATAGATAACGCCCGCGACACCTTTACACGCGGAAAATAAGTAATCATTATGCTAAAGATTAAGACGAACAAAGGTTATCTGGATTTAGGGGGTGACTTTACCGTACAGATTGATGAAAAATCCCCTGTCATGAACGACCGGGGATCGCAAACCGTACCGGTTACGGTTCCATGTACCAGCAACAATGCTAAAATAACCGGTTTTGCTCACCGTCTGGACATGGGTATAAAGCCGATGAATGAAGATCAGGCATGTACAGTATTGGACGGAGCATATAAACGTACCGGGAAGATAAATATTGTTTCCGCCGGTAAAAAAGAAGGTATTACCCTTAACATCGGCTTTGACAATTCGGAAGCCTACAGCGCATGGAAAGCAAAAAAATTAAATGCTATTACGTTACCTGTGAAGGAGTATAGCAGCGTTAATTCTCTTTGCGCACATTTGCAACAAGTTTTAGGAGGTTATCAGACTGATTATGCCGTATTTCAGATTATGACCGGTAACGATTCGAAAGATAATCAGTTTTACCCTAAATACTTGAACTATATCACACCTGTATCAGAAGGAAGTAAAGTATATCGCTTACGTTATCAAGCAAGAACAGAAACTTTTTTAGTAAATGGTACTCCGACTGCAGTAACACTTCCGGAAGGTTACGGCGTAACGGCTTTTTTATATGTATGGCGTGTACTGGAACTTGTTTTTTCCGAATTTGGATATACTATAACCGAAAATCCTTTTAAGACGAACAAGGAACTTTCTAACCTGGTAATATTGAATAATGCGGCCGACTGTTGTGTTAAAGGGAAACTTTCTTATGCCGATTTGATGCCGGATTGCACGGTAGAGGACTTTTTAAACGCCCTACATGTGCGTTTCGGACTGGTTTATAATGTTTCTTCCGATACGAAAACAGCCACGTTAAGATTAATCCGGGATATTGTGGATAATGTTCCGGACATTGATTTATCCTGTAGTTTGACGGATGAACCTTTAATAACTTATGAAACAGCCCGACAAATGAAGTTATCGGCTAAAACTTCCTTTACCGGAGCCGCTCCTTCCGTTGAACGGTTTGAAGACTATTTAAAGGATCAGGAAGTGGCCAGACTGGCGAAAGTTGACATTACCAAAAGGGTGATACATCTAAATTATGAGGAAACGACGGGGCGGTGGTTCAAATGGGATGAAGACAACAAACGCCTTACTTATTCTTCATCGAGTTTCTTTTCCTGGGATCGGAAAACCGACAATATCGAAGATAACGAATTAACCAGCGACGACGAATGCGTTCCAATGGATTTTGCCCCGAATGATATCCTTTCCCCTCAATATCTGGCCGATTACGTTCACCGTTATACATATCTTAAAACATCCTCTAATAATGATGATGAAGATTCGGAAAAAGTAGAAACGCCTTTATCGTTTGTGTTTGCTTTTACATCCTCACAGAATAGTAAATATCCTTTCGGTTCCGTACTGCCCTATACTTCCGAGGGTGAGGAAGTCGTATTAAAAGACGGAAGTAAACATACGATATCACTTTTGTTTCAATATAAAAACGGTCTGTTTATAAACTTCTGGAAAAAATATGATGCTATAATAAGACACTCTTTCAACCAGGTAGAAACGAATGTCCTGTTACCGGTCCACCAGCTTATGAGTATGGATATATTGACACCTGTAGCACTTCGGGGGCAGTACTTGCTTTTTGACGGGATTTCTTATTCACTTCCGGCAAATAAGATTGTACCTGTCGAGCTGACATTAAGAACGCTTCGGTTAATAGCCCCCTATAATCTTGATGAAGAACATTATATTAAAGATTTTGGAAGTATTTTATATGTCTGGAAATTGGTTCGTAATACCCAGGCGGAAGTACAAGAAAATAAAAAGCAAGAGGTATTAAACTACTTGACAGGTTTAGGCTTTACCATTGTTAATGATCGTTTCTGGACCATAACAGACGGTTTTATTAATCCCAATACAGATGATTATATAATAGATAATCCACCAACTTCTGAAAATGACACCCTAACAAGATACTATCAGTTTCAGTTAAGAGTGAATATAAATTATATACAAAATGATCCGGAAGCTACTACTGGAACTTACAATGATACATTTACCCTTACTTATATAGGGGAATTTATATCGATAGTGTATTCCGGTTAATTCCGTCCTTTATTCTTCCTTTCATAACCCCAACTTTTGCACCATGGAAAAGCAGAATAATATCATACTTGCTCCGTCCACGTCACAAGTAACGGAGCTTTATAATCTCTGGAGGGAAAACCATTCGGGCCGACTTACGGACTTTTATAAGTTTATGGTAAATCCTTCGGCTGCCAGGGATCGTTTTATATCCTCTCTGGAGATGCAGCATGAGTTAACAGGCAGTTTTATCGTAACTAAAATAGCAATACAATGAGTGCCAGCGACGAAGCTTTAAAGGTGAATATATATCCGACGGGAAACGCTTTTACACGTAATCCTATTTTTTTGTCTGTATCATCCTATTCTATGGCTACATACAGTATCAGGATGAATAATGAAGAAATCTTCAAAGGAAACGGAATCGGGGAATTTCGTGTTAATATAGCCGAGATTGTCGAAACCGGAATAACAGGCGCACGGATTTTACCGGATAACACGGATCATATACTTGCCGTTTCCGGTTTGTCGGCAGAAGTAACTATACATGTGGTAAATGAGGGGGAGGAAGAGGATAACCTATCTTTTACCGCCTGGAAAGGGGGAATTTCCAAGAAGGAGTTTAAACGTCTTCGAAATATGGGGACTGATATATTTTCTTTGAAGTTCTTGAATGAATCCTGCAATTTCTTTTTTACTACGCGGAGCAACGACTGGCGTATAATGATGCGCGAGACGGAACTTTACCCGCTTTGTTTCATCTATCCGGGACACGAACTGAAAATAACGGAACTTCTTACCGGTCAAAGCCTTACAGTACCAGGCACGGCAGGGAATTTCTACGCCTTGAACCTGGAGGCCGTAAGACTTAAATTCTTTACCGATTACGGGGTACTGGCCAACCTTTTTGACGTGTATAGCGGTGATACGTTTGCTCTCCGAATCGGGATCGAGCAAAGCCCGACGGTCCGCGAGCGTTACCGGCTCCGGTTCCTGAACAGTTACGGGACTTACGAAGTGTTTTCCCTGGAAGGCGAGGCGAGCGTAACTCCCGGCATGGATGAAGACGAAGACGCTGTTTTCCGGCGTTACGATGAAATTACCGATGATTATTATTCGGATCGCATACGGACGGAGATACAGGAAGCCGTAACGATTAAGACGGGATTCAAACACCCGCAGGAAATACGTTTTCTTCTTGATCTGCTTTCCTCTGATGATGTCTACCTGTCCGGTTACGGTCGGGAAGAGATAAAAGTAATTCCTTCGGCGGAAGAGTTTTCTTACCGTGTCCGCCCGGACGCACCGCAGAACGTGACGTTAAAACTCACGTTTGCCGACAAAGAGTCCAACTGGACGGGAGAAATTACGGAAAGCGGCTACCGGAAACCGAGGGTTCATTCCAAAGAATTTAGTAAACAATTTAATTAATGTATCTATATGGCAACACAGGAGTATATCGATGATCTTATTATAGTCATTGAAACCGCAGAGGACGCAGAAAGCGTTACTAACCAAATGGTGGCGGCGGTTCTTGACTTCTTGAACGAACACCTGAAACTGGTTTCCCAGGGTAAGGAAGTCGAGGCGGAGGAAGCCGCCCGCATTGCCGCCGATGCAGCATTACAGAAGGCTATAGACGCCGTTTCTTTACGTATCGACCGACTTGTCGGTAACAACGCTTCGCAGGCAATCGACAACTTTAACGAGATTCTTAATTTCTTAAACGGGCTTAAAGACAGTGATTCGCTTGCCGCATTGCTGGCCGATATCAACGCTCGTATCGGCAGCGAAAACAGTTCGGAGAGTGAAGACGGTTCCCTTTGGGGAAAACTGAAAAGTTTGTCCCAGGATATAAGCAGTTGTTCCGATGACATAAGCACATTGCAGGTAGACCGTGACAAAATAAAACAGGAGTTGCAGCAGACGGCCGGACTCCAGGTTTCAACTTTTACCAACGTGAACAACCTTTTGAACGCTGGTACCGTTTATAGTGATCTGTCGGGGGTATTTGCAGCATTGAAAACGGCGGGAAAGATTAACAATGTCCGGAAAAACGGTGTAATCCTTTCTTTTCTTACTGCCGACGGCTGGGTGACGAAACAATTTAGAGGCAATCCGGACACAGATTTTGAGAATGCCGAAAAGTGGGAGGATTTCGGCAGCGGCGGTTCGGCCAGCGGAAATACCTATAACGTAACCGGTAACATGCCACTAACGGAAGGTTTCTATACTCTTGCTTCCGCCATTGCCGCGGTACCGGAGAAACAACGCGGCCGGGGGCGTGTTATCACCTTTGAAACATCACTCGGCAAATGGGAGACGTGGCAATTTACCGGAACCGACCCGGTTGTCTGGGATCAGGAGGCGAGCTGGGAAGAGTTCGGCGGCAAAGGAACGGTAAAGAGTGTAACGGTAAACGGCGAGAAGCAGACGCCGGACGCGACCGGTAATGTGAATGTAAATGTGGATATCCTGGAAGTGGATGAAACTTTGTCCTTAGATTCCACCAATCCGGTAGAAAACAAGGTTGTAACCGCCCGTTTTAACGAGGTGGACGCTTCCACGTTGTTTAATGTGAATGCGGAGGTAAGCGAGGATGAAACGTCCGTCCGCCTGTCTTTCCAGAACAAAAGCGGCGCGGAAATTACCGCTGTGGATATCCCGGCCGGTTCTGGTGGAGGTTCCGGCGAAACGGTGGCTACTAAAATTGTATTAAATGCGGCTGTAGATAATGCGATCATCAAGGAAGGCGGAAACGCCCGTCTTACTTATACGTACGATCACCAGTACACCACGGGGGACGAAAAAGGAGAATCCACCGGGCAAAAGGCAGATATAACCGTTACGATCAGGCGCGGAACGACTACCATGTATTCCCAAACAGTCAGCGATGTTTCTAAAGGTAGTTACGAACTGGACCTTTCAAGTTACCTGCTTGTAGGAAACACGGATATTTACGTAGTGGCAACCACTACTGATCCGACTACCGGCAAGAAACAAACCCGGCAGGCCTTTACATCCGTGAAGGTTGTCAGCCTTTCCCTTACCAGCTCTTACAATCTGGCCGGGGCCATAGCCGCCGGCGGTTATACGCTGGCCGATACGATTAATATTCCTTATGCCGTGAGCGGTTCCGGAACAAAGGTCGTCACGCTGTATCTGAACGGCCAGCAACAGAACGCGCACACCATTACAAGATCGGGAACGACAAACGGCAGTTTCAGTTTGTCCCCTTCTTCGCTTGTAACCGGCCGGAATACCGTTCAAATGGTTGCCGAAATGGAGGCTTCCGCCGATCTCGTGTTAAAATCCGAAAGTATCTACATCGACATCCTGAAATCCGGAGGATCGGCACCGTTTATCGGCACGATGATGAGTTTTCCGGACGGCCGTATTTTTACGGAGGATCATCTTGTTCCGCGCCTGGAAGCGGGGCAGTACGAACAGGTGAAATTTGACTTTGTGGCTTATGATCCCGCCGCGACGCCGGCCAAAGTGGACGTTTACCGGGACGGGGTGCAAACGCAATCTGTCAGTGTGGCCCGTACTACGCAGACATATACCAACCGTTTCACGCAGCAGGGCGAAATCTGTATGAAATTTAAGACGGGAGCCACGGAATACCCGTTTTATATCGACGTGAGAGAAAGTGGCATCGATTTGCAGGAAACTACTGCCGGGCTTGTATTGAAACTTTCGGCAGCCGGTCGGAGTAACAGTGAATCCGATCCGGGAGCCTGGGATTATGGCGACATACATACGACGTTTGCAGGTTTCGACTGGAACAGCAACGGCTGGACGGGCGACGCCCTGAAACTTACAGGAGGCGCGAAGATTGAAATCGGGTACCAGCCTTTCTCCACGGATGCAACCACTACCGGGGCTACCTATGAAATGGAAATTCTTTGTTCGTCGGTAACGGCTCGGCAGGGGGTGATACTGGACTGTATGGCCGGCGATATCGGTTTCCAGATGACAACGGAGCAGGCCCTTATGCGTGTTTCCGGCGGTACGGAAGTAAGTACGAAGTTTGCAAGTGATATGAACCTGAAAATAGCCTTTATTGTCGGGGCCAAGGCCGGCAAACGGTTGCTGGAACTTTATGTGAACGGAATCCGTTGCGGGGCGGTGCAGTACGGAGCTACCGAAGGACTGCTGCAGGCACAGCCGGTGAACATCCGTTTGTTCAGTGATACGGCGGATGTGGAAATCAGGAATTTCCGTATTTATAACCGTGCGCTTACGGATGATGAAGAATTAAACAATTATATGGTAGACCGGACTACATCGGATGAAATGGTCCTGTTATTTGAAAAGAACGATGTTATGGGGGATAGCGGTACGGATATCGACATAGACAAGCTACGCGCCCAAGGAAAGGCGGTTATGCGGATCGTCGGCGATGTGAACCTTGTCAACGCCACCAATAACAAGAAATTCGAGGTCCCGGTTGATATCTATTTTTATAGCCCGTACGGTAAGGAGTACGATTTTGTAGCAAGAAATGTCGGTCTAAGAATACAGGGTACATCATCCACCACTTACCCGCGTAAGAATTACCGTCTTTATTTCCTGCGTCTGGAAAAATACGGTACCACGTTGGAAGTTAACGGCGTGGATGTGCCGTCTCTTGAATACAGTTTCAAACCGGGAGCACGACCGATCAGTATATTCTGTCTGAAAGCGGACTTTTCCGATTCTTCCGGTACACATAATACCGGTGCGGTGCGTATTGTGAATGACATCTGGAAGAAGTGCGGGTGGCTGACACCGCCGCAGGCTGCATATAAGGGGGAATATGATGTACGTATAGGTGTAGACGGTTTCCCTATGGACCTGTTTTATGACAACGACGGCACCGGTGCGAATACTTATCTGGGAAAATACAATTTCAATAATGAGAAATCGGAAAGTGCGATTATTTACGGTTTTGAAGGAATTGAAGGATTCAACGACGAAGCCTCCCTGAACGGGCAGCGTAACAAATGTATCTGCCTGGAGTTCTTGAATAACTCCGAGGCCCTTTGCTTGTTCGGAACTACCGACATGTCTTCTTTTGATGATGCGCTGGAATTTCGTTTCAAGGCGGACACTACTTGGGCGGATGCACACGAAGACGATAAGGCGGCAGTTACAAGGCTTTGGAACTGGATAGATTCATGTAAAGGTAATTCTGCTAAGTTCCTGGCGGAATATAACCAGTATTTCGGTAATGACAGCCCGTTTGCATGGTATCTGATTACCGATTACTTTATGGCCGTGGATAACCGGGCAAAAAATATGATGCTGGCAACTTGGGACTCTCTGATCTGGTATTTCCTTCCTTACGATATGGACACTTTGTTCGGTGTGCGTAATGATTCGGTACTGAAATACGAATATACCATTACCCACGAAAGTTTTGACAACAGTATAGGTTCTTATTCGTTTGCCGGCCATGATTCCGTTTTATGGGAACTGGTACGCAGTTGTCCGGACAAATTGCGTGAAGTAGCGGAAACCTTGCGTAGCAATATGAGCCTTGAATATGTTCTGCAAGTATTTAACGAGGAGCAAATGGGTAACTGGTGCGAGCGGATTTATAACAAGGATTCGGAATATAAATATATCCTTCCGCTTACCGAAGGGGTGACAACCAGCAGCGGAACCAGTTATTATAATTATCTGTATGCCTTGCAGGGCAGCCGTTACGCACACCGTACTTATACCATTCAGAACCGTTTTGCCCTTCTGGACAGTCAGTACGTGGCCGGTACTTACCGCCGTGACAGCTTCGCGGCTTATTTCGGGTATAAGTTCGGCAGTGATAACCGGAAAATTCGGATTACGGCCTCCGAACGGTATTATTACGGGTACGGGTACACGTCCGGAACACCGCACCAAAGCGCGGTACTTGCAGAAATGGCCGGTAGTGTGGTGGAACTAACAATGGACACGGATTTGATTGTAAACGATCCGCAATATTTCTACGGTGCAAGCCGTATTCGCGGGCTTGATCTGACGGATGTAAGCCACGCCATTGTCGGCACGTTGAACCTGAACAACTGCACGGCCTTGCGTGATCTGAATGTTAGTTGTGAGGCCGGACAGACGACATTTAACGCCCTTCTGGTGGGTAATTGCCGTAATCTTCGAAAACTCGACATATCCGGACTTAAATCTTCTTCCTTTACCGGTATGGACCTTTCAAGTAATACCAAACTTGAAACCTTCCTGGCCGGTGATACATCCCTTACCGGTGTGACATTTGCCGGCGGTGCGCCTCTGGCCGTTTGCGTCCTTCCCGGAACTTTGCAGACGCTCGAACTCCGGTACCTGAACAAACTAACCAATGCAGGGCTGCAGCTGGAAGGTACGGCAAATATCACGCGCCTTGTGATTGATAACTGTAGCCTGATCGACTGGAACACGTTATTACAGCAATGCAGTGCGACCAGCTATCTACGAATTACCGGTATAGATATGGACGGGAACGGTAATTTGCTTCGCAGGCTTATGACAATGGGCGGCGTTGATGAAGACGGGGGAAACGTGCAGACGTGCCGCCTGGTAGGTACGTACCGGCTCACCCAGTCCATGTCGGATGAAGAGTACGCCGCCACCTGTGCACATTTCCCGGAACTGAATATCATTCAGCCGCGGTTTGTCGGTATCAAGATAGATCAGACGGTAGAGGACGGGGAAAAGATTACAAACCTGGATAACTCCACCGGATATGACTATAGTACGGAATTTACCCCGTCTTCCCATATTCTGGAAGTGTTGTCGAAAAGACGTTGTGTTCTGGCTAAAAAGACGGCGGAGGGTGAAATGACCTGTTATCCGCTTCATGATGAGAGCCGGAACAAATACGCGGATAGTGACAGCGTGGAGAACGCCACTGATGCAGTATTAACCGGATCGGAAGGTGAAGTTTACGTATATGAACCTCATTACTGGTACAAAGGAGTAACGGACGTGCTGAATCAGTGTCTTTACGGTTTTATTTCAAGCAATGAGGATGCGCCGGCAGCAGCAGGGTACACCAGTGTAAGATTTACCCGCGAAGAACTGGATGTGACGGAAGGGATCGGGATTCGTAAGAATACAGATTATACGACCCTTGAAGAGGCGAAGAATGAATACGAATCCGGATCGTTCGCCCTGGTGGACGTGCGGGATTACAAGCAGGTCCGTTTTCCCGGTCTGGCTTCCACTCTTTACGGGGCTGTATTTATAGATGATACGGGCAAAATAGTAAGTCGGGTAAGCGTTTCAAATGCAAACGGTTTTATTAATGGTATGTACCTGTTTTGTGCTGTTCCCGCAGGGGCTACTTTCCTGGCCTTTACTTTCCTTAATTCGGCGGCCTTCGATTTCGTTTTACTCACAACGTCGGAAAGTGTGGAAGCGATCGAGCCGGACTGGGTAGAGCATACGGAATGCCTGGGCGGTGCTTATGAAGCCTACCTGATTGATGATGTGCTGCGTTCTGTCAGCGGTGTTTCAAGTGTAGGAACCATTTCACAGAGCCAGGCAGTCAAATACGCCCAGAATCGGGGCAAAGGTTTCCAGCTGTTCGACTGGGAGATGCACAAGGATGTGGGTAATCTGCATTTCTTTAAATACGGTAATACCGATTCGCAGGGAGTTTGCGGATATGGAACAAACAATTACCAGAAAGTGACAGGCCTTACCAATGCGCTGGGGATGCGTGATACGGTTTCTTATTATAAGGAAAAGGGCGGTTCCAATCCACAGGCGGAAGGTGCTTACCGGGACGGTGTAAATTATCAGTCCGTCAATGTGCTGGGCTATGAGAATTTCCAGGGAAACAAGGCGGAATGGTTGCAGTATGTCACAGTAAACAAGACGGCGGCGGACGGAAGGTGGTTTATTACCATGCCGGACGGAACGGAACGCATTGTACAGGGAATTACTGTTTATAACGCGGATATTTATCCTACCCACATGGTTTGGGGCCGGTATATGGATTTGATTGCAGCTAAAGAAGGCGGTTCCACTTCCTCACATTGGTTCGATAGGTTCTATGTGGGTACCGGTCTTTCTCGTGTGGTGTATCGGTCGAGCAACTACGCGTACGCGTTAGGCGGTGTTTCGTATGCGAGCGCGAATAGCGATTCATCGAGCACGTATGCGAGCATCGGTGTTCGGCTTGCCTTCAGGGGCATAATACGCTGGGCGGGCAGCGTCGCGGCCTTTAAAGCCATAAATCAGGCAGATTAAGAGAAAAAACAGCAACGTAAAACGTTGTGCGGGTAGCGCGGGCGTCCGGAAAGTAAGACGGGCGCCGGTACTTCCGAAAAGTACAAAGGCGGATTTCCTCATATACACTCGTGTGGTGTATCGGTCGAACAACAACGCGAACGCGTTAGGCGGTGTTTCGTATGCGAACGCGAATAACGATTCATCGAACACGAATGCGAACATCGGTGTTCGGCTTGCAAACAATTAGAATAAAGAAAAAGCGCATAAGCCTTGAAAATTGGCGTACAACAGTGGGGACGTGTCCCCGGCGTGGAGCCAAGAGGAATGAGCCTCGCCAACAGCAGCCGTTTACGACTGGAAAGGGGAAAAATAAAGCGCAGGGCAATGGGGTTTGGTAGGAACTTTTTTCGAAGAAGCCCGGCCCGGGGAATTGAAGGCTAATTTAATTATCATGTGGAGAGAAGATAATATTATAGAAGAGATTGTCGAGGACTCCAATATAGAGGACGCCATAAAAACGGTATTGCGCAAAAGAAGACGAAAGCGCAGCTTTGCCGGGCGTAGAATACTGGCGGATGTCCCGAAGGCAGTAGAGAGGATCAGGCAGCGGATAAAGAGTGGACGGTTCAAGCTCGGAGGATATCGGGAAATGACCGTAGACGACGGGCCGAAAGTAAGGATCGTACAATCGGTTTCCCTGGAAGACAGGATCGTTCTTAACGCCGTTATGAATGTGGTGGACCGGCATTTGAAAGTACGTTTTATCCGGACTACTTCCGCATCCATTAAAAACAGGGGAACGCATGACCTTTTACAGTATATCGTTAAAGATATAAAGGATGATCCCGAAGGAACCCTGTTCGGGTACCAGTTCGATATAACGAAATTCTATGAAAGTGTAGACCAGGACGTTTTGCTGGATGCAGTGAAAAAGATGTTCAAGGATAAAATATTGATCGGAATCCTGGAAGAGTGCATTCGTATGATGCCTAAAGGCGTGAGTATTGGGCTAAGATCATCACAGGGGCTTTGTAATTTGCTTCTATCCATTTACCTGGATCACCGGTTAAAGGATCAGGAGGCGGTAGCACACTATTACCGGTATTGTGACGACGGTCTGGTGCTTTCCGGTAGTAAGAAATATCTTTGGAAGGTTAGGGATATCATTCACGAACAGGCCGGCAAGGCCCGCCTGGAGATTAAAAGTAATGATACCGTTTTCCCGATCACCGAAGGTATCGACTTTCTGGGATATGTAACCCGCCCGGATCATGTGCGGTTAAGGAAACGTAACAAACAAAAGTTCGCCCGCAAGATGCACAAGGTTAGAAGCAGAAAACGCAGGCAGGAGCTGACCGCCTCATTTTACGGGCTTACAAAACATGCTGATTGCAAGAACTTATTTTATAAACTAACAGGAAAGAAAATGAAAAAATTAAAGGATTTGGGCTACAAGTATAAACCTAAAGACGGACGGAAGAGGTTTACCGGGGCGAGGATCAAGTCGCCCGAACTGATGAACAAGGATGTGATCGTACTTGATTATGAAAAGGACGTTCAGACGAAAAACGGACCCCGGACTGTTATAAAGCTGGAACTCGACGGCAAGGAGAGAAAGTATTTTACCAGTCTGGAAGAAACCCTTTTTATTTGTGAATCAGCGGAAAGGGACGGGGAACTGCCTTTTGAAGCGCATTGCGAAGGTGAAATAAGCGAAAAAGGATTGATAATTATACACTTTACTTGAA